GGTAGCTTTGATGAGTTGCCTGTATCAATGTCGTATCTACGGAGGACTTATGGCTCTAACTTTGGAAGAGTTGAAAGGTCGCTTGAAGCAGTTGGATGAGGTTATCCTTGTTGATGTACTGCAATTAGAATCTGAGGATATAGTTAATAGGTTTGAGGATGTTATTGAAAGAAACTTCTACAACCTAGAGATGCAACTAGAGGAACCATATAGTTATGATTGAAGATAGGATAGAACCTTTGTTTGACTTTGAGAAGTTAGCCAGTGAGACTCAAGTTGGAGGTACTCACTACACTAACCTATCTATACAGCCTATGCAGTATTCTATGGCTAACGAGTTGAACGCACTACAGCATACAATCATTAAGTATGTCACTCGTTATCAGGATAAGGGTACACCATTACAGGATCTGGCTAAGGCCAAGCACTGTATTGATATGCTGATAGAGTTTGAGTTGGAGGGAAAATGTGGGTAAAGCTAAACACTCATTGGTTGAATATGAACCAAGTAATATTCATTGATGAAGAGGCTAGAAGTATATCACTATCTAGTGGTAGGACAGTGCAGATAACTGAGGCTGCATTGGCTACTATCATGAGAAGTGTTAAAGGTCTGCCACCATTAAAAGAGAAACCTAAACGAAAGAACCTAAAGAAGGAATAGTTTCCTAGGGAAATTAATAGGGGGCAATTAAGCCCCCTTCATCACGCCTAGTCCTTAAGACTATCAGGCATATCATCAGACAGTCCCTTCCTAGAATACCAAGCCGATAAGAACTTCTTAGCAAACTCAGGATCTTGTTGACGTAGTTGATAAGCAAACATAGTACCTAACTTACCTCGTAGTTTATTTGAAATAAGATCAAGTCTCTTTCTCTTAAGACTATCAGAAGAGTTCTTATAAGCAGGAGAATCAATAATGCTCTGTAGCACAGGAGTTAACATCTCTGCATTCATCTGACGTAGCCCACCTAGTTGTTCACTAGATAACTTAACTCCCTTCAACTTACCTGTGATACCACCCTTGTTCCACTTAACCCTTTGCATCTCTTGTTGTAGTGGTGTTAGATTATTAGAATCAAATACATGCACACTGCTCCATGCTTGAGTAATGTCTATCTCCTTAGCGTCACCATACACACCATACTTCTTAGGTAGCTGCTCACGGAAGACAGGGATACGAGCCTGTAACCTTTCCCATGTGTCCTCTGCCTGTCGATCATAACCATCAAACATCTTAGCAGTCTGTGCTAGTAATGCAGGAGTCATTGGACGAGCAACAGTCTCTATCAATCCCTTCTGAATAGACACGTTAGGATCTACGATCATGGCTGTTAGAGTGTGCATACCTTCAAGGAAAGTCTTAGAGGTTATGTTACTCTTAACCATGTACACCAAGTTAGCAGTTAACTCTGCTGCCTCTTCTGAATTAATATCCTCATCATCTGCATACTCCTTAGTGAAAGTAAACAAGTCAGCAGCCATAGCTAGTGGTGTAGCCAAAGGTTCAAACCGATGATAGCTTACCCATGTATCACCTATACGGATAGAGTAGGGTAAGATACCTGCATCTTTCCAACGCTGTCTCTCTGACGCTGTACGAGGGATACTACCAGTGATAACATCTTCATCATACATAGCCCCTATCGTAGCAAACATAGTCATGCCTATGATCTGACGAGGTATCAACTCATCATAACTCATCTTAGCTGGCTCACCATGTAAAGGTATCTTGTTAGTTCTTAGATCAAACAGTACCTTACTTACACCTTCCTTAGTAGTGTAAGCAGCCCTCATTGCTGGAATGAAAGGTATATAATTATAACCTTCTTTGATTATGTTCCAAGGAGTTTTAATAAATGGAACGAACAAAGCAAAGGCAGGATGATCATGACGTAGTTGTTGTATCTTACGAGGGGAACCAGCTAACTTCTGCTGAAAGGCATTGAACAAAGCATCATCACGTATAAGAGAGATAGCAAGTCTACCCTCTTTAGCAGCCTCTGCTCTCTTAGCAGCCATGTCAGCAGTCTCATCCTTGATACTAACTTTCAATCCTTTCTTCTGTCCATCAAAGGCAACTTGATTACCTGCTCTAGTAGCTACAAAGTTCTTGGTACGTACATCCCAGTTAGTATCTTGTGCAGCATCAGAGAATAAATCTTTCTTATACTGAGTATACAACTCATCATAGGATCCCATACCAGCTTTGCTATCTTCCTTAGCAAACTTAGAAGCCATTTGAAACATGCTCTGCCTACGGAACCTTGCCTTACCATACTCATCTATACCTACGATTAGCTTAGTAGGCCAGCGAACAAAAGTCTCACCAGCCCCTCCGAATGCCTGACCAAACCTAGTTCGACCAATGTTGTTGTGCATATAGTCTTGCATATCAAGAAGGATATCTTCCATCTGTTCAGTGCTTAACATCTTAGGGTCATCAACACCCATCTCATCTTTAAGGAAAGCCTTGAAATCTTTACCTGTCATTCCTAGCTTACGTTCATTGATGTCTCGTTCTAATGAATATCCTTTACGGAATCCTTCTCGAAAGTAAACAGAGTCTTGAGCAAAGGAATCAATAGATGCTTCCCACATAGACTTAACTTGGTTCCATTCACGACCACCATTAGTTAACTTAATAGAGTCTGTTACTAAACCAATGGAGTCTATTAAAGGTTTCATCATAGACTGTATAAACATAGACATGATGTTAACAGCGGGAGTACCTGTGCCAGACAACATTCCGTTAATGATTACATCTAATGCAATACCAGAGACGGAATCATTCTTATCATCCCTAGCTATTACCTTACGATAGAACTCTGCTTTCTGTGCATCTCCAAACTCATTGATACGAGCAGCATTAACAGACAGAGAAGTATTAGCAACCTCACATGCTGGTGAAAATTTCATTTACACTTAACTCCTGCGAATAAAGAATCTATCATACGATTATCTGCCATGTCTTGCAACATCTTCCTTCTGTGGTTTAATGCAGCAGACACCTTACTACCTTGTCCTTTGTTCCATGCTTGTATACCATAGAATAAGTTGATGTCAGAATGTATTAAAGCAATTGTCTCATCAGTTAGATCAGTTGATTTACCTAGAATATCATAAGCCTTAAACAACTTTCTTTCTACTTCATTGAATAGAGGCTGTAACATTCTCATCTCTTCTGCACTAAAGATTCTGTCATCATTAGCAAGAATAAAATCTATCATGTCCTCAAAGTCTTCAATGTCGTTCTTCTTAAGTAGAGTCCTTGATGCTGCATCTATGTTCTTAAACGTATGACGACCACGCATCATGCCTCTGAGTTTAGCAGTATCTAATCCACGGGAACCAGCTACCTTCATTGCTGTATCTGCATACTCTTTTAAAAGAACATCAGCATCCTCAACATCCTTTAACTTTCTTAGATCATCATCAGTAAGCCTCTCACCAGCATTCATCTTAGCTTGGACTTCTGCCCTTGCTTCCTTGACAGCAGTGCTTTCCTTTATGTTAATGACTTTATCTGGATCATTACCTTTGTACCTACCTGCTGCTACTTTAGCTGTAGTCTCAGGCTTATCAACAGTACGAGGCAATAACTGCCCACCAGCTATATTTGCTTTACTATTACCGCCCATTGCTCCTACAGACTGACTAGGTTGATTTAATTTAGAAGATGCTGCACCTGTTTGAGATCCTACACCTAGCCTAGCTGCTTTCTCTGATGAAGATTCAAAGCCTAGTATTCTGTTAGTGTTTGTATTAAACGGAGTCATTGCTTCTGGTACAGCATTAGTGAAAGGTCTAGGTAATACAGCACCTGCACCACGTTGACCACCAGTAGGAGCCACACCAAAACCTGCTGCCCCTTTGATTGTTTGTCCACTACGATCAGCTACACCTTCTGCTATTCTACTACGAGGTATAGCACCTGATGCTTGTTGTACTCTACTCTTTAAATCTGGAAGATTACTAAACTTACCTAGCTTAAGATTCTCTAAATTAATAGC